ATCTGTGTGCAAGCACTTGATACAGGCACTCCGCTGATGACCATAAGTCTGTTTGCGTTGTTGTTTGCTACTGTACCGAAGTTGTACAGGTAGTTGCACATCTGACCACAGCCGTTCTCCTTTGTCTGCTCGGTGAAGTCGTTTCTGATTTCCATCTCATCACCGATGTTGTATGCGAGGAACGCACCAACAGCAGAACCATCGAGAAGCCAAATATCTCCTGTGAGGTTTTCCATGTCTACAGGAACAAGCTTGTCATCGATGAAGCCGATGCCGTGGAAACGAAGTCTGCCGTTTACCTTGCTCCAACCTACAGGGTAGTTGCCTCTCTCATCCTGTACTACAACTGCCTCAAGGCTTCTGTAGATGAGTGGGTTTGTAGCGAATACCCATCCGTCACCACCGAGTACATCGAGTCTGCAACCGATTGAGTCGAATGCTCCGAGTACGTTTGCACCGCTGATGCTGATTACGGCATCGTTCTGAAGAACTTCATACAGTCCGTGGAATGGCTTTGTGATATTGTCGGATGTTGCTCTTGTTCCGAGAATTACTGTGTGGAGTGTGTAGAATCCCATCCACAGATGTCTGATCCTGTTCTCTACATCGTTGATTGTCTCGCCTTCACGAGCAAATCCCTCAAGTCTTGACCTCTGATTGACTCTGAGTCTATCGAGTACCATAAAGTCGAAAATCTTGTCGCAATCCTTCAGACAAACGAAGTCGAGAGGAACTGTACCTGCACACTTCGCAAAGTCCGGGATTGTCCAACAACAATCTGCACCTGCGTTCTGTGGCTCAAGAGTCCATACAGTTCCCGGAATATCCATCTCCCACTCAACACCCTCGTCAGAACCTCTGTGGAACTTCTGTGGGTCTGTGCTTCTTCTTCTCATCATTCTTGCGAATGGGGTACTCATCAGCCAAGTAGCAAGCTCGGAGTATCTCTGAAGCTCGTTACGGAGTGAGAAGTCCTCAAGGCTCTCACAATCGCTGATAATGTCTACAAAATTCGAGGACAGCTTTTCAGCAGAAACAGCGTCATTGTCGAGTCTCTTGAGCATTGTGCTGTCCATTTCATTGATATTCATATATGGCATTACAGTTCTCCTATTCCGTCACCATTGTAGTAAGCACTACGGTTGACTTTTTCTTTCTGCGGTTTTTCTTGCTTGTCTTCATTAGGGAGAAGCTGAACAGAGAGTCCCTTTACGTTCTCGATAAAGGCTTCTTTCTTGCTCTTCTCATTCTGAAGCTTGTTTGACAGCTTTCTGTTGGTCTTCTTGAGAGCAACATTCTGTTCTGTCAGTTCGTTTACTGTATTTGTAAGCGTTTCGATTTGTTTCTGAAGTGACGCAAGAGTCTCTGTGAGTGGGTCATCTTCATCGTCTTCGTCTTCATCGCCGTCAGACTCATCATCTGCGGTTTCCTCGTCTTCGACTTCCTCGACTTCTTCCTCTGCCTCTTCAGCCTCTTCGGATTCATCCTCGGACGCTTCGCTGTCTTCTTCGGTTTCTGCCTCTTCAGCAGCATCCTCTTCCTCTGTTGGCGGTATCTCTGTCTCGGTCTCAGCATCGAGTTCGATTTCTGTCTCGATTGCTTCTGTCTCTACCTCGACTTCGAGTTCTGTAGGCTCAGTAGCCTCTTCCTCTGTACCGACCATACCGAGTTCGAGTTCTTCGATATTAGTCATTTCTTTTGGCATTTCTGTCTCCTTTTTCAGTTCCAAGCCACTTGAATTTACGTTTCCACACTCGCCTACGAGTCCGTAAGCGAAGATGTATATCTCGTCAAAGACAGGGAGATAATATCCAAGAGTCTCGGATAATGCCTCTGTGTCTTCGACATTCTCGTGAACCCAAAACTCTGCGGAAATGCCAATATCGTGGTTCTGTCGCTTCAGCTCCTTGATGAACATCGAATCCTCGTCAAGGTGAAGCTGAACATCGAGTGCCTTGCGGTCATTCTCGACATCCACAAGTGTAAGGTCATCCTTTGTCCAAGATCCGAGTATGAACGGCATCGTGGCAAAGTCCATATGACCGAGGTTTACTGTTCCAACGAAGTCTGATGTGAGGTTCAGCACTTCTGTCTGTTTGTAGTGCTCACCATCGAACTCCCATCCTCTGACATATTGGTTCTGACCGTTAAGATACTTCTCAAGAGTACCTTTCTTGATGACAAATCCGTTGTCGATATATCCCTCGTCAATCAGCCTTGCCTTGTTGTCAGCAAGCTTGATTGCATCAGCGGATAGTGACATTACCTTCTTGTCTTCATCGTGATATGACAGACCGATGATGGAGTCCATTTTCCTTTTGACTTTCTTGCGGTTTCTTGTCCGCTCATCTCTCTTTTCAATCAAATCGTTACTCATTGTCCATCACCTCTACTACGGCATAGCTGATTTTCTTCACAACACCGCCACAAGAACGGCATCTCTCGATTTCGTAAGGTACATCATTAGCCTTGAGTGCTTCCTCGACCTCTTTGTTGTATCTCACTTTCCGCTTGTAAGTTCTGAAGAAATTCAGCATAGCCTCATCGTCTGTCTCATAGACCTTGTTAGGGGCAAGCCTAATGTAGTTTGAGTAGGTCACAATAGGCTTGCCGTTTATAATCTTGGTCTTGGCTACGTTGTTGATGGTGACTTGTACATCTTCTGCTTTATTCAGCCTGTACTGTGTCATCCTTCTTCTTACCTTTCTTTTTAGCCTTTTTAGGCTCTTCTTTCGGCTCTTCCTTTACCTCTTTTGGCATAATCTCTTCGAAATTGCCCTTGAGGTAGTCGAGCCTTTCTTTCTGTGATTTAAAATGCATTACTTCCATAGCCGTTTGCCTTATTACTCTTCGCAACCATATGCGTCAGGCTTTGTTGCGTCTTCCTTTGTCTCTGTAACTACGATGTTGTCAACTGCGTGGAACGGAACGAGTGTTGTGCTGTTCGCACCCTTGATGTGCATAATTCCGAATCCCTCGAAATCACGGAGTGCATCAGATGCGATAGGTGCAGTTGCAGTATCGCTTGCATTAACTGTTGCTCCACCAAGAGTCTTAACTACGATGCTCTTGAGTGCTTTCTTGTAAGTTGTAGCCATTTGTTTTCTTTCCTTTCTTATATAAATTGAAAATTGATACCTAACATCCCGCACCCGACTCGCAGACTTTTCCTCTGCCTACGATTGCAGTTCCGCTTTCACAGTATGCATCGGCTCTTTCAAACTCCCCAACGGTATTTGTGACTTCCACTCTATCTACCGCCTTGAACGGTATGTAGTCCTTTGGGTCATTGAAGATATGCATCACCTTGCCGTTAAGGAACTCCTCAAGGGCATTCGATGCTATTGGGTGCTTTTCTGCATCGGTAGCGGTGAACTCATCGCCACCTCTTGTGTAGACCTTAATGGTCTTCAAGCCTTTCGTATAACTTGCCATCAGTTCATCTCCTTTTTAGATTGGCATTGAGTCGGCAGTCATTCCATCTCCGTGTTCTGTTATCAGCGGAAGGATCTTAGCCATCGACTCGTGGTCTAATGTTTTAGTGAAATCGGAGATGAACTCCGAATCGCTTATCGTTGTTACTCTTTCAAGGACAAGGTTCTTATCCTCGTCTCTTGCTATGACGTAAACAGGGATGCTCTTGACGAATACGTGACCGCTATTCTGCTCCTTGATGCATCTGTATCCGATAGGCTCGTGTCCGCTGACAACGTGCATCTTCTTGCCCTTCACCATGTATCTGTTGGCGAAGAAGTAATCAGGGTTCACAGCGTGTACTGTTTTGCCTGTGCTTGCGATACTTCCGTCAGCATTCCTTGTCTGCATTCCTGTGCCGTGTGGCTCTTCTGCGTTGAGTGAATTTAAAGTGGCTGCCTCATCGAATGTGACGAATACCTGTCCGTCCTTTTCTGCCATTGGCTTGATTCTGTCAGCCTTCTCATACAAACTTCTCATTCTGTCACGTTTGCTTGCCATAGTATTTGTCCTCTCTTTCTATGTCCTTGCTTATTCCAATTCTTCAAGAACTCCGATCTCGTTGTGAATGTTGTCAGACAGCATCGTTGCGAAGTCCTCGAATAACTGTTGTGCGAGCGGTTGGATAACCTCTTTCTCATTCTCACCCTCGCCCTCTTTCACTCTCATAGCGTTCAGAAGCGAGAGGATATTGACTATCTTTGTACGCATCGTATTCGGATCTTCAGCTTCATCGAGGTCATAGCTGTTGAAGTAAAGCTTCTCGACTCCGAGTCTTCCTGCGAGGAACTCGCTGAACTGCTGTGCGTACTTTTCTCGGAGTGGCACGATACTGTTCAGAATCGCTGTACGGATGATTGAAGTCATTGAGACGTTGCCGGATACACCGCCCAACTCCAAAAGTGAAGGTGACATTCCGAAGTCCTGTGCCAACAGCAGGGTATCGTTCTTAATCCAAGTGAAGAACTCGGTTGCCTTTGTGACACGCTCAAGATGTTCTATCTTGTCATCGAATGCGTTGCTCAGTACGATTACGCTGTCCGAGCTTGAGCCTTGTATCTGCTTTGCGACTCTCTTCGCCTCGTTCAGAAGGTTCTGCCTGTCTTTCTGCTCCTGTTTCAGAGCTTCGCTGATGACCGCAGTTGTTGAGATGTCGTTCATATCCCCACTACGGAATCCGTCTTTAGGTCGGATGATGATACGACCCGGTCCATCGTAGCGGATATCGTAGTTCAGACGCTCATATACCGCTGTCAAAAGGTCAAGCCTTGCTTCGTCTCTTAACAGCGGTGAGTGTCCGTAAGGGAGACTTGTATCGTTTCGAATGACCATAAATTCATTCGTATCGAGCAGAATGAGTCCTTTTTCCTCTATGTCTCTGATGAAGTCGGCATATTCGGTGTACTTATCAAAGTCGAACTTGACAGGCGGTACGTTTTTACCATCCTTACTTATAAGGAAGCCAACTACTGTCTGGATGCCGTTCTGCATCAGCGTGAGAATCCTGTACGTTCCCCACTTGTACTGATAGATACTGCCGTTCAGCCATCTCAAGCCACAAGCTCCGTGGGTTATCGCCATTCCGATGGTGTCACGAAGTACGTGAAGATTGGTCGTTCCCTCAAGGTTCTTCTTATAAAGGAAAGCATCGAGTTTCTTGTCATCTACGATAGATCCCGTTGTTACTCCGTTACTGAAGATGTAGTTCAGAGTCTGCGTCAGTACGTAGTCAGCACCGGGAAGTACACGCATATACTCATCGACTTTCTCAAGTCCGTAGTCTCTGCGCTTTTTAGGTACTGCTACATCGCAGACTTGATTGCACTTCGCCCAATTCTCGACTATCTCATCGAGGATTCTGCGGTCTTCATCATTCAGATTTTCAAAATCAAGATATTTGACTTCTGCCATTTCCTGTCCTTATATGATTGGCTCTGATGAACCACCGAAGAACATAATGAGTGCGTGTATACCAAGAAGCACCGCATCAAATTCGTCAGGTGATTTGCCTATTATCGCTTTTATCTCTGCTTTCGGTCTTATCTGTATCTTTCCGCTCGCCTTACGCTCCGAGACGATATAAGGAAGAGTATCCCCTATCTTGTCCATCACCTTTTTAGTGACCTCAAGCACTCCGTTCTCACAGAGGTCTTGGAAGTCAAGGTGCATCTCAGCTCTCACGTTTGCAGCGTTCGTAGCGGAATAATTCTTGGCTTTGACTCTTTCTCTCGTAGGCTGACTTGCGAAGTTTATTCCGAGGACAGGCAGATGCTTATCCTCAAGTCCCATAGTCAGCCAAACACCCCAACCAACGTCCACACAGATGAGCGATGCAGAGTTTTCCTTCGCTATCCTCGCTATCTGATTGATGATGTCTTTAGGAGTCTTGCCGTCTATCCAATTCTTCTTCTTTATCTCTATTACGTCCTCGACCCATATATGCCCGTGACCGCATCCGATGACAGCCACCTCGATGTTGTCCTTGCCCTTGTAAGCGGAGTCAACGCCAAGGAAGAACTGTGCATCCTCAAAGTCGTAAGGCTCGTCGATAACGGTCGGCGTAGTGAACATTCCCGTGCCGTCATCATCGAGTACGCAGAGAAGATATCTTCTTAATGTGCTTCGATGCTTGGCGAACGTGCCGTAGAAGACCTTGTCCTTGGTGAGCCTTTCTTCCTCGACAGCCGTCAGAGCATCCATCCATATGATGATTTCCCTCTTACCGACTTCCTCATCAGGCTTTGTAAGCTCCGAATAGAAGAAGCCCGGTTGGTGAGGATTTGAAATCATTGCTCGTATGTAGTTTCGACCGTCTACTCTCGCAAACTCGGCACGACCAAGTTCAGCAAAGGATTGTTCGCTGATAAGTGCTGCCTCGTCTATGAGGTAGTTTCCCGGTTTACCTACGACCTTGTTCTGCGAGATGTTCTCATCATAGGTATCACCTGTGGTGATAGGTTCGATGAATCCACCGTTCGCAAACGCTATCTTCTGCTTGCTGACAGAAGTAGTAAGTCTTTCAAGCTGTGACTTCTTATTAAGAAGTGCGTTCTGTACTTCGGGTGCGATGCTCTGTATGGATTGAGCAACGTGACCCATAATCATCTTCGTGCCGTCCTGTGTGGCAGCTACTACATATGTAGGCTCACCCTTGTAAGCCATAATGTTTCCAAGCCTACCGAACAAAAAACTCTTGCCATAAGATGAAGGTGTAGTAACTGTGATGCGGTCATAATCACCGCCCAAGACAGCACCTGCTATCAAACTCTGTGTGAAGTACAGAGAATCGCCGTAGTATTTCGCTATCTCCACGAAGCCAATCTTCGCAAGACGCATAGCTTCCTCATGAGAGCAAGTGAGTCTCTTATAATGTTTAGGTATCTTTCCTCTGCCTACCCAAGGTTTGCAATCAAAATGCTGTGAGGCGAACAGAGTCTCAAGTTCTTTATTCGCCATCTCCGAACTGCTCCACTAAATCCTTGAGAGCCTTTTCCTTCTCTTCGAGTGACAGCTCAACAACTGCACCTTCGAAAGCAACGGCACTCTTTGTGGAGAACTCGTCTGCTGCCTTTCTCTCCAAATACCATTGGGCGACCTTCGTCTTGCCCGCCTTGATAGCTTCGGATACATTCAGCTTGGCATCTGTTCTTACTGCGACCTCAAGAAACGCCTGTAACTCCGCAATTTCGGGATTGTCTT